AGACTCTACGAATCTTTGGCCTACTCTTATCTTGCCGTTTGTCTGCCTTACGTCGTTATTTACAAAATGAATGTAATAACCATCATTCCGCTTCGTTCCCATTCTTGCGCCCACAATTACAGCAAGTCGCGTTCTGCGAAGTTTACCAAGCACTCCGATTGACTTTCGCAGGTTTTTCGGTCGGTAGGTCGCTTCAATTATGCCGCTCCCTTTCGGCATTTTCTTTTTTCCGGCAACCTTTCTGTATCTGCTGTGCTTTTTTACGCTTTCAGGCGTGCGCCCTTTAATCGCCGCAACAAGTAATTCGGCAGGGCCTTTCAAGTCAGCCTTAATATCATTAGCTACCTGACCGCGCAATGTGCGCAGGTTGTATATTAACTGATTGATTTCCTCCTGAATATTATCCATATCAGTTCCGCGTAATAAATTGATATGTTGCCGTCCGACTTAACGTCATGCTGTCCGCGTCCATGCCATCAATAGAACCGACATACTTGCACGCTTCGACTGTTACGCCACCCGCCGCGCCCGTAACGAAATCAAGCGCATTCCTGACCGCCAAATCAACGCTATCAAGCGCCGAATACGCGTCCGCACCCTGTGAAGCGTCTGCCCAAAATGTAAAGGTTACAGTTGCCGTGTCGTGATCGGATTTTTTGTCTTTCATTGCGTCTGTTGGCCTGTTATCCACCGTGTACGCAATTGCCGGAAGCGACGCTTCCTGAGCGATGAAAACAGGATATATCCGAGTGCCGACAAGTGCCGTGACGGCGCTTGTGGCTGCTAACTTCGTGTATATGTATTGCCCTACTTTCATGCTTGTTTTTGTGCGAAAATTAGGATTGACGCTTTGTAATCCGGCTTCTGAAAATACAGTATGTCGTAATATTCAGAATCAAACACAATGCGCATTTTTTCAGTCAGCGTGTCGCGGTATGCAATGTCGAATATTACAGACGTTTGCGCGGTTGGTTGGTCATTCATCATATCTTCCTTGCTACCACCTTGCCGATATGACACCTTTGCCCAAATTTCGCAGTTCTTCTCCCAGGTTATAACTTCCTGACCTGAAGCCCCGCGTGAAGAAATAGGCTGCTCAACCCTTATACGCCATCTGCGCTCTCCTATTTGCGTTTGCTTTGCCATGTGTTATATCCAACGCTTTAAGGGTTGCAATAAAACGTCTGACATTGACATACCTTCTTCGCGGCTGTCCTCTCTGTTCGTGTATGCCCGCGCAATCCGTGATAGTATCCCGGCTGTTACGTTTGGCGGTAATGATGACGGGCCGGAACCATATCCGGCTGAATAGGTTACTACTACCGCGTCCGGCCTGTTGGCCAAGTCGGTTGGCCAATAATAATCAGGCTTCAGGCTGATATTAGCCCCGCCTGACGAAGCGGTAAACGTGTATTCAGATGATGCCCACGTTTGTAGCGTGTTGCTGCTGTCGTAATATGCGATTGATGTGACCGAGTTAACAGGGCCGATGCCTGATATGAATAGCGTTTCGGTAGAGTATTGCGGAAATCTGCTGTGATGTTCAACAACTGTTTTTGTCAGGAGCGCACATTGATACTGCTTTTCAATCAGCGCACATTGCGCCTTAATCTGCATTATCAGATATTCGTCATCGTGACGCAGGTCATCCATGCGAAGCTGCATCCGCACAGCCTCAAGCGATACGGGCAATTCCGCACTTTCGGCGGTGATGGTATGACCCGTGTAATATCTCCCGTATCTGTATTCCATGTTACTTGTTGGCTGTTGTCTGCTTAATTAACCACCGCTTACCATCGGCCTGAATATACCGGTCGCCTGAAATCCTGAAAAAGTCGGTGAATTTCCCGCTTGTCGGATAATTATTCAGCCTGATGACGGTATTGGCAATTGGTTGCGCCACACGCAGCGTTCCTGTACCTATACGCCACCGATACGCGCCTGTGGCAATCTTGCTGATGACGATGGTCTGTTGCGTGTCGCCGCGCATATTCCATGTACCCAACCAAAGCGATTCGTTATCTGCTCTTAGGCTGTCAACAGGATTACGGCCTGTTAATGATTGTATGCGGTCTGATTCGCGAAAAATGGCGGTGATGCGCTGTGAATAGTTCCACGTTGAATTGATGTCAGATGCGAAGGTTGCCGCCAAATTAGCGATGTATCCTTTGCCTTCCGTGTACAATTGCAGACTGTCGCCTGCTAACTGTGCATCCTCTGCATATGCGCCTGTGGAATACACTACACGATGCACTTTGTAGTATTTGCCTGCGTTGTTGGTGATGTAGGTAGTATCCAATGTGACCACCTGACCGATTGCGATGTGTGCAGATAAAATTGCACAGAAAAAGAGTATGTGTTTCATGCGTTTGTTTTTGTGTTGTTTTTTAATGAAGGTCAACCCATGCTCCGTTGGCGTATCCCTGAAATTTGTTAGTACTGCTGTTGTATATTACAAGGCCGTTAGTGAATGACGACAAATTATCGCGTTGTGTTGTTGTCAGTCTCGGCAATAAGATGCCGCCTGTTGTGCCGTCCACTTCTAATGTTGCACCTGGATCTACACTATTTGTTCCTATGCCAACCTTTGAATCATCCCGAACAGCTAAAGCAGCTGTTGTTGTGGATGCTCCTGAATTGGTGCAAATTAAGCTGTATGTTGAACTGCCTGTGCCAACACCTGACAGGAATGTACCTTGCGTTGAACTTGTTGCATTTACACGCAATTTATAACCATTATCGGTATATGTTCCGGCATTTTGCATAAGAATATTTCCGCTTGAAAATATCCTCAGTGCTTCAAATCTGCCAAGAGCAATAGACTGAACCATGAATCCAAAGTGAAGCGAATTGTTTGCAAGGCTTCCGTTTAGGTTTGCAATGTATGTGACTCCTGTTGATGGATAACTCGCAGCCCCCCTGCCAATATTCATTACATTCGTAGAGCCGCCGAAGGCTTCATTATCCTGTAATGATATTGCTGGAAAATTAGTGCTTGTTCCAGATGGTGAAATTACTAATTCAGTAGTAGAGTTTCCTGTTGCCTTAATTACAAGACCCTTGATGAACGCATCAAGACCTGAATTAACCGCTATCGTTGCGCTTTTTATGGTTGATGAATTGCCAATGTTCAAAACACGATCTAAATTAAGCGTGCTTGTTGAATTTGACCATGTAAATAATGAACTGCCAGTTATTGCCGAACTTGATGAAAAATAAGGTATTTGATTTGTAGTTCCTGAGCCTCCTATTTTATTATTAAACGTACTCCAATTCGCCGAACTCAAAAGCCCCCTATTCGTAGCGCTCGCAGTCGGCAGATTGAATGCATGCGTGCCTGTCGCACTTGATATATTGAAGTCGGTCCCTGTTGTTCCTGTGGCAAATGTCTGTGTAGATGCTGTCAATCCGTTTAGCGATGTGATACCACTGCCGCCGCCGCCTGTCGCGCTCACAGTCGCCACACCGTTCGATTTTGTCACCGTCACGTTCGTACCGGCAACCACGTCCACAATTGGAAGTGTGACGGTTTTAGCGGGCTGTGCGTCTGATGATAGCGATGCAGATAACGTCTGACCTGACAGGGAAAATGTGTCTATTGTTTGCAGTTCGTTCGTTGCGCTTTGGTCTGCGACTGTTGCGGCCTGCCATCGTTCATTTGTGGTGTTGTAGGTTAATACCTGTCCGTTGGTTGGTGATGGTACATACACATCATGCAGTTCGCCTAATTCGTAGCCGTTTTGAATATGCACGGATATTTCACCGCTTCCGGCGTTTGATTTTACGCAGTAACCGATTAAAACCAAATGATCAGGCGCTGTGGTTTTGGTTTGAGTGATGCCGCCGGCTGTTGTCGGTGACAGGTACAGCGCCGCACCTTCGGTGAATGCGGATGTGTTGATACCTGAAATAAGACCTTCGGCAACGCAGTAACCTTCGTTGTTATTTGCAACCGTTTCGTCCATCACGCCAAGCGTATTCGCGCTTAGGCTATCTTGCGATGCGAGCGCCTTTTTTACGGCTACCCTGTTACCTTGAGCGCCTGAAACGTACACAACTTCGCCCTTATTGATTGTGCCGCCTGACTTGTTAACTACGATGAATTTTAAACGTAGTGCGTCTGTGGAGCCGCCACCGCCGCCAACACTCTGCCACGCGGAACCATTCCAATAATACAGCTGATTGGCAGCATTGACGACAAAGTGTGATTGGTGCGCTGTTGGTGTGTATGCAGGTGGTACGGAACCGGAAATATTTGTCAGTCGGTAACCTGCTGAAATCCATGAAGCGCCGGAAAGGCGGTTTGGATTTACATACCATTCACCTGTGACCGTATCAATTGCCACCACATTGCCGGAAGCGCCGGGCGTGAATGTAGGCGCTCCAATGGTTTGCGTGATGCCGCCTGAACGGTATATATTGTTCTGAGCGAACGCAAAGGAACTGAAAAGAATGAAGAAAAGTAAAAGCCTCCGTTTCATGGTGTGTGTTATTGTAGTCGTTTTAGCACCCCTCCAGGGAGTGCAACGTGATTTGCCGATGTTATGTAGAAATCACCGACCGTTAGGCCGCCTGTGACTGCTGATTCATCGCTGTCGTATTGCGGCAACGTATGGCTGTAATTATTCAGGAATTGCGCCAAAGTTCGCCATGACGTGTGAAAGTCAACTGATGAATCTTTTACCACAATTTGCCCCGCCGTTCCGCCTTCAGGAACTCCCGCGCCGGGCTGACTGACAGGAAATTGAACGGTAATATTTGCGGGCGAAAGCGTTACTTGAA